GGTAAAATGGGAATAACCGGTAAAACGTGCCTGCCTAATGTATTTTCTATATTTGCAAAACGCGGTATTTCTTGTATGATTCTACTTCCTAACAATGAAGCAAACAATACTTCTTTATCACTTAATTTTACACTCATAACTAACTTGCTGCGGTTTCTGCCGATGCCAATACTCTTAATAAAGCGTCTTGTGTCATTTCGGCTGCCTGATTTGCACCTTCTTTCATATTTTGGGCGTGAACGTTAATTGTATCCACAAGCTTATCCATTGTAATGGTAATGTAGTTGTGTTTTGTTCCGCCTGTGGCAATAGCATTGTTTGATTTAGATGCGCCACCTGTTCCACCGTTAGCTAAGCCTGTTGTCAAACCACCTGTTGAAGCTACACCCGGAATAGAACCTGAAGGATCAGCAATACCTAATCGTGATTTAATATCATTCTTAATATCTTCAAAACCTTTATCGTTCCATGATAAGCTGTTACCTGCTTTTTTGGTAGATTCCCAAGCTTCAACCGTACTTTTAGCAATTTCCTGACCTGTATTTACAATTGCACGCTTGCGCTCTTCACTTCGTTGGTTGATTTGATCTAATGCATTGTTAGCTGATTCTTCATCCCACAATGATTTCAACTTATACCAGGCAATCATAATTTTATCGATACCCGACATTAAAAAGTTTTCAGCAACAAGCCATCCCAACTTTAAATGATTAGTGAAACCATCCCATAACGATTTTACTGCGTTCACCGTATGTTCCCAAGCTTCACCCCAACCATCAACTTTATAAATAAGAATACCTATCAAAGCAGCTAAAGCAATTACACCGGCTATTATTAAACCGACTGGATTAGCGTACATAGCAGAATTTAAACCCCACCATGCGGTAACTTGTGCCCAAAGCTGTCCAGTTGTAATTAAGTTCCAACCTGCTTGTATTTTTGTCCAGGTATTGGCTAAAATAAGTCCAGAGGTATAAGCTCCTAAGGCAATTGCTACACCCCAAATAATTGGATTACCTTCAGCAAATTTGTCAAACAGCCATCCAATACCATTAAAAGTGGCATCTAATGCAGCACCTCCTAACTCAATGAGTTTCTCTACTACGGGTCCTATATATTGATATAAAATCAATGATTTTTCTGTGAGGTTATCCATGAACTGTGCCCACTTTCCGCCTAATGTATTACCCATCTTTTCTGCCATGCCGTGAAACTGCCCCCCTGCAGATGTTGCGGCGATAAAAGCACCCTCAACCATTTCAGCTGAAATCTTGCCTTTTTCCATCTCTTTTTTAAGGTCTCCAATAGACTTTCCTGTCTGTTTAGAAATCTCATTTAACGGATTGAAACCTGCATTAATCATCTGCAGTAAATCTTGCCCAGTTAATTTACCAGTAGAAGTCATTTGAGAAAATGCCAATGTCAATGAATTCATACGATTGGCGTCACCCATTGCAATATCACCGATAGCCTTTAATGTTGGCATGATTTTATTTTCATCAATACCAAAGGATAGCATTTGCTGGGCGTTGGTACCCAAACCAATTTTATCGTAGGTAGTGTCAGCACCGTATTTGGTAATATCAGCCACTAATTTTTTAGCGGCCGCTTCAGAGCCTAAAAGCACCTCAAACGAAGTGTTTTGCAAATCTTGTTGAATACCGTTTTTAATGGCAGCACCGGCAACACCACCCATAATTACAAAAGGATTGGTTAAGAGGTTAGCGAATGGTATAGAATTCATTGCATTGCTAAACCAACCGTTTGATGTTGATTCCAGCTTATTGATTTCCTTTTCAAGGTTCCGTATTTCTTTATTTGCTTCTTTTAATTTGCTGATTTCAGAACTTGGAATCCAATCTCTTGACTGCCTAAGAACATCTAATTGACGTTTAAGCGTGCCTACTGAACGCCCCGTGATGGTAAGCTCTTGAGATACTTGTTTAGCTTCACGCTCTAAATTGTGAAAACGCTTCATTGTACTATCAGCACTTACTCCAATAGTCTTTAAATGCACTGACATCTGGTCGCGTAACGCTAAAGTATATTCAAGGATGTTACTCATCAGGATTCTGTGTTTTTGATTGTTGTTCTCTTAACCAGGTTAGCTCTATTACTCTGCGAGCCCATTCGTTTATTTCTATATGATACGGATTGATGTTTGTAAAATAACTCAGTCCTATATTGCTTTTGCGGATGTTACTGATCCATTCAAACAGGCGTTTGCACCATTCTGCTTCCGATACGTTTTGATCCCGGCTTTTAACTTTGGGAGGTTCTGCCGGGTAAAATTCTAACGAAGCCTCCCTTAAAGCTTTTCCACGTCAGACACGACAACTTCAACCGTTTTCATCATTTGCCCGGCAATTGATTTCAATGTAGCTTCATCGGTTGGAATTGGAGCACCGCCCAAATAACAGGTTTTGAATAAACCAATATTATAGGTGATAAACTTAGATTGTTGCAATAAAGGCTGATATGCTTCTATCTCCTGAATTTTTGGCGAACGAACATAGAAAATGTCTTTTTTCTCTGTTTTGACAGCGTAAACGCTTCCGTGTTCAGATTTCCATCGGTCAATGACAGCTTTATGTTGTTGTCCGTTGTATTCCAACGCAGATGGTTGTTGCTGCGTTGGTTGCTTTTTATTTCGGTTATAATTTCCCATACTTAAACATTATCTTGATAATCCAACGCTATAAATGGTAATGCAATCTCCATAAACTTATCGCCTTGATTCATTCCCTTTGGAACTTCGGTAAACTGAACTGCTAACAGTCGATCAGTTGTAAGAGCATCACCTTCGGAAGGATTTCCATAGTTAATAGACAAATCAATCTGTATAGCTAAAATTCCACGTCTATGGGATTTTGATAAAGCAATAGCGGCCGACTGTGTCAGGGTCAGAGTTCCTGTATATGCAATGTTTCCTGTCTGAATGCTTTTGCCCTTTCGACCTTTAGCGTACATTACTTCTTTTTCTGCGGCTTCTTTGTACTCAATACCTCTTAAACCCACAATGTCCGTTGCACCGGCTATTACTGTAATATCCGCGTACTCATATTCTCTACTGTTAAACATAATTAATCGTTATTAGTGGTTACTGGAACAAAGCCTAACGGAATGTCGATGTATCGGTTATATCCTTTGGCTCTCACTTGTAGTTTTGCAAGCTTTAATTCACCGGTTGAAACTACATTGTGCTCTAAATCCACACGGCAAATAACACCTCTGTCTTTTGGATCGGTTGTGTCCTGGCTTAATTCGCCATTAGCGGTCATTTCCTGATAGATCAAACTTTCAATTGCATTTTCAAACGTTTTGGCATAGATTGGATTCACTGAACCGTTTGGCATTACATCGTTGTCGTCTAACAAGAATTCTAAAGATGCAGCATAAGCCAATCGGTACGCCTTATCAATTACTCGGCGGTGCGTTAAATAATGATAGTCTGATGTTGCACTGGATGCGGTTGGGCAATCTGCAAAGAAATAACCCGACTTACCTGTGTGTGTTCTCAAAGTCACATATCCCTTATCGTGTAAGGCTTCGGTGTCAAATTGTTCTGCAGGTGTGTCAACTACAAAAGCTTTAGTAATACTTAAAGCACCATCACGTACACGTCCTGGATTAACTTGTACGCTTGAAGTTGCCAAACGTCCTAAGTATGTTCCAACACATGCGCCATTGCTTGCAGGCGTTTCGGTTCTTTGTTCCGTATCACCAATCATCACCGAGCAACGCTCGTAATCCATCGTTTTTAAATCTTCTAAATCGGTTTTGTTCCCGTTAAAGGCATAACCTTCAAAAACAACTGAAGCTGGTGCATATTTACTTTGTGTATAGCTATTTAAAAAAGTATTTGCTTTTTGCATAGCTGTAGCAATATCGGCATCCATTCCGTTTGTAATGGTAGGTGTATATTCCGAATCAGGACTTAACACACAACCAATTAGCGAGATTTCACCTTTAGCCGCATCTAATGCGGTTTGAATTGGAACTAATCCCGTAACACCATCTGCAGTGAACCAATCACTAACTTTTGTGGTTTTGCTGAATCCAATAACCCA